CTTGGAAGATTCAATATCTTAAAAACGATAGCTGGATAGATGCAATCGAGTTTGACCCAGTATCCACTAGGGTCAATGGAGATAGGGTCATTGGGATTGATGGACACGTTGAGGTGTCTTATGGATTAGTTATACCGCTGGAGCATCGTCAAACAATGTCTCTCATTGGAGAGTATTCCAGTGAGGCTATTCTTCCTGTTGTTGCCGAAACAAATGAGGCATACCTTGTGGGGGCCTCTAGCACCGCCGCAGGCAGGGTCTTTGTTTGGACTGGAAGTTCTTACGACTCTTTTCCAGCAACCTACGGATGGTTTTTAAGGGAAGAAACAGATGCCAGCCTTGTCGGGGTAGCCTCAGAGCTTGTCAATCCTAAGTTTTTTGTAGCTGATGGGCAGACCGTGTATAGAGAAGTGTCAAAAATTTCGGGTATAAGGGTCGTAGTTCAAACAATGAACACACTAGACTCAACCCTAGAGCTTATTGAGATATCTCCCAGGCTAGTTGTTAACATGACAGACAGAACTTCTGCATTCAACGTGACTAAGAGTGCATCAGACCTTGGAATCAGCGGTATGCCGGTAGGACAGTTGCTTGCATCTGTTGGCTCAATCTCTATCTTTGACTACGACTCTGCATTCAATGAGAACAACGTGGGCAGCATTATATCCTCCTTTTCATCTAAAAATATGAAGGTGAAGTTCTTTGAAGATATCGTTGACAATTCTGGGCAAAGATATTTGATTCCCATAAAGACCCTTTATGCAGAGGGCTTCCCTAGCACATCAGTTCAAGATAGGTCAGTCTCTGTACCGCTGAGAGACCTTTTCTTTCTGCTAGAGTCTATGGAAGCACCAGAGCTATTCCTACAGAACGTTTCCATGACTTATGCCGTTTCGATTTTGCTAGACTCTATTGGTTTTTCCAATTACACTTTTAGGAGAATCGATGATGAAAGCGATGCGATTATCCCGTTCTTCTTTGTTCAGCCAGGAAAAACGGTAGCTCAAGTTCTTCAAGATATTGCAGTCTCTACACAGACAGCCATGTTCTTTGACGAGTATAACAACTTTGTTATGATGACAAAAAACTTCATCATGCCAGCAGAGGGAGAGAGACCAGTGGACCTAGTTCTTCGTGGCTCCAAAGACTTTTCCGTTAGCGGAGTAGAAAAAAATAAGACTGCTCCAGGAACGCAGCTTGCAAACATTCAGTCGATAAGCTCTATGCAAAACGATGTTTACAATGATGGAACTATCAGGTATTTCGCACGGCACATTCAAAGATCATATGGCTCCCTAAAGCAGAGTATGCTTATTGACAAAGACAAGTCTTGGAGCTATAAGCCAGTTCTTCTTTGGGAGGTCAGCCCTACCCCAAAGGTTAAGTCCCAGGGAGACGATGCTGGAGATCAGTCATCCTATGTGTTGTCTGCAATTCCCCTTAACTCAGACCTTAGCGAAGAGGTTCCTACCGTTGTCGGTGGAGAAGTTATAAACAACATCATTGAGTTTGGCGAGGGCATTTATTGGCTGTCTCGTTACAACGGATACTTTTACTCTAATGGAGAAGTCATTAAGTACGATGCCGCTGAGTATAGCGTGGCAGGAATTGGAGATGTTTGGGTTTCTAGCGCACAAGAGTATCATAAGTTCTTTTCTCAGGTTCCATTTAACGGAAAGATGTATCCTACAGGCACGCTTAGAATATTTTCAGAACCAAGCTACGAATTTATCGACGGTATAAGGGTGGCGAAAGACGGTCCAGTTGCTAAGCATGGAAGGGGTCAGTTTGACACTCAGGTTGTTAGCCACAGGGCAGGGCTAGACCCCTATTGGTCTAGCAACGAATCTGTTGCTGGATGTAAAATGCAATCAAGTATTATGTTTTCAAAAACTAAAGAGTTCTTTGTTGATGCCAGGAGCGATGTTTTACCTGGAACCCTCCCCATAACAGAATTTATTCGAGTCCCTGATGTGACAGGATTAAAGATTGGACTTCTAGTGGAAGTTTTTAGTGGTCCAGGAAGGCTTTCCCCAGGTTCAAAAATTATCCAGGTAAACGAGGCACTAAAGACTTTTGTTGTGGACAAGCCTATTCTTGTGCCTTTTGCATTAGAGCCTGGCTCTCCTGAGCTTGAACCAACAACGCTTAGAATATCTGAGCTTGTAGACATTGAAAGCATTGTTGCTGACTCCCAGGTAGGCGTTGCCGGTTCCGCACCAGAGTTTGCTAGGTCCACTACGAGAAACGGAATAATTAAAAACTTTTTGTCTGCGTCAAGCATCACAGAAACACAGGCAAACTCTTTTTACTCTACTCAATCTGGAACTATCCAGTCTTCGGCCCTTGTCATACAGGGGTCTCCACTTGGCGTTGATGACAATCCGATAGATTTTATTTCATATGTTCATAAGCCACTAGATCAAAAGTTTACTCACTTTGGCACCAGGATGAGAATTGTCGGAAGAGTTTCTAGCTCACAGGACAGACAGTCTCCGGTAGGCAGTATGCCATATTACTCTGTAGAGAGTGCGTTATCAGAGGAAAGCGTTTCCATATCTGGAGGGTCGGGTGGAATTGCGGTATTGCTAAACCCAGTGACAAACAACGGATACTATTTAGAGCTTATCTCCCTTACAGAGACTGATGTTTCAAGGTATGGTGATGATGCAGAGATTCACAGCATTGTGTTCTACAAGTTGATGAGAGAAAAAAGGCAAGCAACCGGCTCTTTGGATGCTGTTGACAATGAAACCCCCGCCATTCCAATAAAACTTTGGGGTGGAGTTCTTCCTGTTGTGGTGGACGACGGATTGTTTGCTGGTCAGGCAAGGGTCTTTGGTGAAGAAAACCCTAGCGTATATGACCTCTCTGTTGAGTACGTAGACTCTGGAGGAATAAGAAGTTTTTACATATATGTAAATAATAAGCTGGTCAAGGTTGTTCAAGACACAGAACCTCTTCCTGTATACAACAATATGGGGCTGTTTGTTAGGGGAACATCAAGGATTATGTTTGAAAACATGTTCGCTCTGTCAAATAACATTTCTCAAAACTCTGTAGCAACTCTCGATACTGCAATTGGCTCGGTATTTGCCAATCAGGAAATAACAGTTAACGACTCATTAAGAAAATATGCCATGAGCGGAATGGTTCAGAGTACATATCTTTCGGGAGTTGGTAACTCAGAGCCACCGAAGTACTCCATATACTTCGAAGAGTTTGGCACAATCATGAGAGAGGCTGCATACTTCAACGTAAAGTATGACAGAGCCTATCCAGCGCTATACGCTCAAATTTCCCCAACTTTTAATAACATGAAGGGGTACACAATTTCTGGTTTTATTGCCGGGGCATACGGAGCGGAGTTCTTAATCTTTAATAATACAGATACCGCACTAAACCTTGATGAAACAACAGGAAACTATCTAAGAATTCAGGGTGTTGCGTTTACTCAGCAGACCCAGTACGACTTGACAGTAGATGAATATTTTGGGGTAAAAAGCAATATTTCTACTGCGCTATTTCAAAAAGATAATACAATTGAGGGAGCCAATAGAGCAAAAGAAGACATGATTGGCATTAGACAAAACAGGATATCTTATGGAAGAAAAGAGTTCTCTATTGACCCTATATATATACAATCAGAAGATGCTGCAAACGAGCTTATGGATTGGATGATATCCAAAACAATGAGCAAGAAAAAGTCAGTAGGCTTGCAGCTATTCGGAACTCCCACTTTGCAACTAGGAGACATTGTGTCTATTGATTACAAGGATTCTGCGGGGGTAGACGAAGTGGCCATTGATTCTGAAACCTTTACTGTGTACAGTATTGAATACTCTAGAGATGCATCTGGACCATCAACGTTGGTGTATTTGAGCGAGGTTGCATAGTGGCCACAACAAATCCCCCGAGGGAAGTCGGAGCAGTTCCTCAATCCATGCCAACCCCAGAACCCCTGTCGATCATCGCTAGCCCAGTAAAAGTAGCGACTCCAGAGCTAGTCATAACAGGAGAGGCACCCATGACTGTTGAAGAAATGACAGACTTGGTGTTTGAAAAAATAGGCGGTCACGAAATAATTAATCTTCTAAGGCTTGAAAATGTCAACGGAATCAATGCGTCATATCAGCCAATAAGAAACGTTGCACAGCTTGCAGCAGAGTATGGCCCAATTACAATATTGCCACTACCTCGATCAACCAACTTTTACTTTAATGGTTTTGCTATTGATCTTTTGGCAAGAGTCCCCCAAAAAGGACTGGGTGCCAATATATACATAGAGGCCACTCAGGCAGGTCCTTCAAGCCTAGTTATTGAGGTTGCAAATATGAAGCCAGAAGAGCGGGTAGAGGTAGAAATAATAAAGACCAAAGATGCGTTTAATGATACAATTGTGTAGGTGAAAAAATGATAACAGAAACTGGAAAAGCAATCCTATCAAAGTATCTCATTGGGCAAAGCCCAGGTTATGCTTCGCACATTGCTCTGGGATGTGGCCCAAAGCCACTTGCGGCAGGAGAGGCTTTTGGAGATTACTCCAACAAGGAGTCTCTAGATTTCGAGATGTTTCGAGTGCCCATTATTTCTCGGGGGTATGTGACAGAAAACAATCAAACAAGCATTGCTCTCACAGCAGAGCTTCCCACAGAAGAAAGATATGAAATAACCGAGGTTGGAATATACTCTGCTGGAGCAAACCCCTCTGCTGGTTCAAGAGACAGTAAAACTGTATTTTCTTTTTCTAGAAACGAGGGTTGGGAGTATCATGCAGAAGGAGTAGCGCAATCTCTTCCAGTTCGCAATCTTCCCCTAAACTCTCTAAGCCCTACAGACATAGACTTTCCAACACTTACAGAACAGTATAGGTATCACGTTTTAGCCGCTGGCCTAACGGCAACG